CAATAATGTCATCGACGCATCAATGAGAGAGTTGATTGCCCGTGTTCTTGGAACCCTCGATGGCGCACTTATGCTGGTCCTCAGTTATTACTTTGGATCTTCTCACGCTCACACGGATAATAAATAATGTCAGCAGATAATTTTGAAAGATGCTTTCAGCTTTTGCTGAAGGACGAGGGCGGCTTTGTAAATGATCCTAAAGACAGAGGCGGTGCTACCAATCTAGGGGTTACTCTTGGCACATGGTCAAGTTGGGTTCGATACCCTGCGACCGTCGAGATGATTAAAGCATTAACTCCTGAAGATGTGCGTCCTCTCTACAAGAAAAACTATTGGGATTATGTAAAGGCAGACCAGTTACCGATTGGGGTTGATTACTGTGTCTTTGATTGCGCTGTTAATTCTGGTGCTACCCGTGCTTCTCGCTTTGCTCAGCTTGCCGCTGGCGTTAGCGTTGATGGCCTCATTGGGACAATTACATTAAAGCAAATCAATGCCATGCATCCTGATGATTTTGTCAGAGCATTTACCCAAGAACGTATTGAATACCTTCACCGTCTTGATACCTTTGACCGCTTTGGTCGTGGATGGTTGAACCGTATTTCTCGCGTTCAAGTCAAATCATTGGAGATGATTGATGAGCACTCCCTCACTGGCTAGAGAAGTTGCTGAGGATACAGTCCGACATTGGTATAGTGCGGAATGTAACACTCAAGCAGCAGCCAGACGAATGAGATTGAGTCGGCAAACTGTGCAGAGCCGCCTCGAAAGAGCCAAGCAATTATTTCCTGAGATGTTCATAGAGGCAAATAATAGTCCATCTCATGAATGGACACTTCCTCAATTCCATGAAATTGAGATTGATAATGGCACGGTTTTAATTGGATCTGATGCTCATATCTGGCCTCATAATGAAACCATAATGATGAAAGCCTTTGCTCGATTGAGCAAGGAACTTAAGCCAAGAGTCATCGTATTGAATGGCGACATCCTCGATGGTGCGCGTGTCAGCCGCCACGGTTCATTGCTTGGACAAAACGCACCCAAGTTGACAGCAGAGATCAATGCCGCCCATCAGTGGATTGATACATTATACAAGCCAGCTGAACGTGTATGGACAATGGGCAACCACGATCAGCGCGTGGACAATTATCTTGCCAACAATGCACCTGAATTAGATGACTATGCTGGTCGATTGAGTGATCGGTTTCCTCAATGGAAGTTTTGCTGGGCAACCATGATTAACAATCTTGAGGTTCGCCATCGGTTCCGCAGCGGGATTCATGCTGGATGGAACAGCGCTCTGCACTCTGGCATATCAACAGTGACGGGACATACCCATCAGTTACAAGTAACCGCAGTAAGAAATCGCAATGGAACTCATTGGGGTATTGAATGCGGTATGCTTGGAGATCCATCTCATAAAGCATTTGAGTATGCTGAAGGTTCAACATCTCGCGCTCAATCAGGGTTTGTTGTAGTAACATTTAGAAATGGAATCATGATGCCGCCGGAGACAGTTGAACTTATTGACGGTCGCCCTGTCTTCCGTGGCAATTGGATTGTTTAACAATCAGGATCAAAGTCCCGCCATTCTTGCCACTCTTCTATATTATCATCCCATTCATCATATTCTGGTTCATCTGGTTCAAGATCGCGCCGTTCTTCACGTAATGATTCTTCACGGGTTTTTGGTGTTTCATTTGGGTCTATCATTTTTCCCTCATCAGTTTCTTTGTGAATGACAATAGCAACTCATGGTGAGCGCCTCGATGCCAATGTTTCTTTAGATATTTTTTAGAGAACCACTTCTCTTGACTTTCAGGATGGCAACCAATCAGGCCAACGCGACCTTGAATGATTGCCATTGGATCGTTGTTTGCATATCGAGCGATGATCTGCGCTTTGCCATCACCCTCGAATGTGCAACCGTCATAGAAGAACATATTGGTTTCTACACCCAGCCACGTAATATGAGCCACAGTCTGATATGATCGTTTAACATCAGCCAAGGGTCTTTTAATATATTGAACAGGATTGAGGTTATCGAGTAAATCGAAATAATTCCGACCAGCCCAATATGCCCCCATACAAATACCAAGATACTTGCCACCACTAGATACAAAGTCAGCCACAGAATTTCCTCGGCTGCGATTGAAGAAGTCATAATATTTTTGAGCATCCCCAATACCGCCTCCGAAAGCCACGATGTCAGCTTCCCTAAGAACGTCATCAAACTCTCCTTCGTTAAAGGTTACAATTTGAAATGATCCAGACAACACTTCGATCATGGCATCAGCGCACTCTCGACTTGCTTCTGGATCGTGAACAAATAATGCAATGCGTGGTATCATTTCAGTTGCTTTTTAATATGGCTCTCCAAATTTTTTAGTCCTCGATAATCGCTCGGAGTTTTAGGATGGACAAATTTTATTATCTTTTTCCCGAACAATGCAACTACCTTATAGTGTCGGCTGACATGGATATTTAAGACATGACCACCAAGCCGAGCCACAAAATCTTTTATATCTCTCTCACGTAGCAATCAATTGATCCCTTTTAAATTATGGGTTCTCTCTCTTTTCTTGATCTGTCAATGACCAGACTTTGTCATTGAGTTGTTTCTTTTGCCGAGCCAGTTCAACACACATATTAAGTGCGTTGTCTCTTTGTCTGGTTATCTCGTCAATCTGTCTTCGCAACTCTATAATATGCTCAAGTGTTATTTGATCGGCATATCGGTCTTTTGTCAGTAACTTCCTTTTATTCATATTATCCTCTCATAGAAAGAAGCCAAACAATAAGTGCTCCGGTATAGATCAATCCTAAAAATAATAGGAATGGATCATGAAGAAATGGATGAAGCGATGTCATTCGCTGTCCTTTTCAATGCGAGTTCAATGACTTCATTCTCGACATTATCTTTTGACAGGTTCTCTGCCATGACCATATAGTTAATGCCATCGACCCATGAATCATGGTGGTTCTTTTGCTCACGGATACGAGCAAACTTTAGACTCATAAGAATCGTGGCAACATCGTATGATGTAAAGTGTTTGCCATTAATCATCGAGGCAATTGCCGCAGCGCGTTGGAGATTGCTTCGATAATCTCCATAAACTTTGGCACGCTCTTGCATAATGTTATCGGCTTCATTCAGCAATTGGTTTTTCATTTTGCATATCCTTTTTAAGTTGCTTTGCGTAGGTGTAGAGTTGCATTGCAAGATCTGGGAGAAGTTCTTTGATTTCATTCTCATGACAGTCTGCAATAATTTTCCCATCAATATCTCCAAATTTGCGATCAAGTTCTTCTTGTAATTGTTTACATAAAACTACAGTTCTCTCATCTTTGTTCGCAAGTTGTCGATCAATTTTTTGCACGCCATGAATAACAGTGGAGTGATCTTTCCTCATGGCTCTGGCAATTCGAGGATAGGAAAACTTTGTATAGTTTTTTGCAAGCCAATAAACATAATGCCTAGCCTCGGCAATATACGCTTGTCTTCGCTCTCCATAAATATCCTGCACAGTTACCTGAAGAATATGAGAGACAACTTCTGCACAATCTTTAACAAGAATCATGCTGCTAACTCCGTCATTTGATTTTCAAGATCTGTATAGTATTGCTGACTATGCAAATACATTACAGCCTTGGTTGCTTGGGATGCTGCGTTGAAGATAATCTTACTGTCTTGCTTCATTGCATCGCGCCATACCTTTAGATACTTTGCATTGTCATCTTTGACTGCATTGATAATACCAAAGTCTGCCGACAAGAAAGCAGCGCCAAGTTCTGCAACCAGTTCCTCATACGCATAGTCTGTGCGGAAACCTTTGCCTTTGAGTTCACGATTCAGTCTGTTCTTTGCACCTGTCCAATGTGTAAGTTCATGGAACATGACTGAATAATAATGCTCGACATGAGGGAATAATCCCTTGTCTGGCATTGCTATGAAGTCTTGCGACGGGACATAGAACGCCCGTTCACCTTGTATCCTGATGTCTGCTTTTGTATCTTTAATAAACTTCTCGATGTCATCAAGGTTGTCGTGACTGGTGAGCGGCGGTCGTTGTGGTAGTTCGAACCCATCAACCTGATCCGCATTGTATACATAGTGCGTTTTAGCAATCGAATAAATCGCTTCATCTTCCCCTCCATTTATTTGTTTACGGTATTGATCATAGAACACAACTGCTGTGCCCTTCGATCCTTTCTTTACTTTGGCACCCATTGAGTTCCATTGCTTGAGCGTAGCCCAAACAGGATAGGAATAAGAGTGCTTCATCTGTGTGAGCCATAGCATCAGCACATTCATGCCTTGGTATCTGCGCAATGTCTTTGCGTTCTGGTGACATTCGAGGCCGCTCATGCGCCACGGGGGAGACCATTCCCCCGTAGCTGAGTCAACCATGTCAACCAACTGAGCCGTCAATTGATCATAGGTGTTCATCATTCTCTCCTTAGAATGGGACTTCATCATCTGTGATTGCTGGTTCTGATGAACCGCCAGCCCATTCCGAAAGAATCAGAATGGTTCCATTATATGCACTAACAACAACTTCGAGAGCCGTCTTCTCTGCTCCGTTCTTGTCTGTATATGTGCGCTGTTGCAATTCGCCAGTAACAAACACCTTTGTTCCTTTGCCAACCTTGTCAGCAAGAAATTCTGCGGTTCGCCCGTTCCAGCAGACAACATTATACCATGTTGTTTTCTTGCCACCTTCTTTAGACCAGCTACTTGTGGCTACCGAAAACTTGGCAAATGTTTTTTCTCCAGATTGTTTTACTTCGAAGTTGGCAAGATTGCCTACGATTTGAATTGATGCATACATTATAGTCTCTCCTTATCTATTGTTAAGATCAGTTTGTTTCTTGGCAAATGCTGCACGTAAAGCAGCAAGTGTTCCTTTATCAAGTTTGTCTGATTCAGACTTGATTGTTTGCGCTACTTCAGCAAGATCTTCTTTGCTTGATGCAAGATCAATAGCAGTTTTGATTTGGGTGACGAGCGGGTTATCAAATACTGCGTCTTGATTTTCGTCGGGATCATCACCCGTTTCAAGGCCGAGCGTCTTGAGGAGTGCATACTTGACTGCATATGAGATCGCTTTCCCTGCGCCTTTGTCTTGGTCATCGATACCAAATCCAATTGAATGAGAATCAATTTGATCTAATGGATCATCTATATTAACAAATGTAACAACCAATTTAACTTGGGTTCGGTTGCCAACCTGTTCATACCAAAGATCAGAAATATGATAGACGATGCCATGCTTGAGAAGAATAGGACGCACCTTGGCAGTGACAGCATCGTGACTGACAATGCTATAACGCATACCTTGTTTCTTTTCTTTCTGGATATAGTCAACCTCACCCATTACTTTGGCTAGGCGTTGATAGATATTCATTGCTTCTCTCCTATAATATGGAAGGTCGATCTATTGAGGATCGCTCTTTGTTCTTGTGTTAATGACGCTTCGAATTGTAAATCAGTCTCTGCGTTTGTTTCTTTTTGGTGTTGTATAATTTTACTTAGATGCTTTAACCCTATCCTTTGAATATGGGTATCAGTTGAACGTGCCGCATCCATAGCAAGATCATAATACTCATGTTCCATTTCATTGAGTGTCATAGAAACTCCTTTGATATCCAGACAATATGCATACGCCCATTGATCCTCTCTCTTTTCCAACTGTTAACAATCAGTCCCTTCTCGACGAGTTCTTTTCTTCGAGTGCGGAATGTTGAGCCAGTCGAGTTGAAGAATTTATTTAGATCAACATCTGTAAACCCATCAGGTCGATTGTTCGCATAAGCCAAGACTTGAGATTGAATCTCATTAATCTTTGGCGCAATAGCTTCTGCTGCTGCTATACTTGTATCGTGATCTTGATTGCGATGCAGTCTGATTGACAGTGCTTGCACTTGCATCAATGCATCTCCAAATAAATCTCCGATCATTCGTCTTCTCCTTTTGTTGTGAACCGCAATGAACCGCGCTTGTCGCGCTTGATGGTAACGCCATGTCCATAGGCTTCGCCAATGTTTGGTGTTATTAATTCTTTCAATGCCTTTTTTGCTTCTTCATGTTGATCAACATAAGGTGCGGTCTCGATATATTGTTTGGCATAGACGGCCCATTGATTGTTCTTGGTCATGTCCATCTTCTTAAGATTATTTACAGGAACTTTCTCTGCAAGTTTCCTATCTGCCTCCTGTTCTGAGACTGGCACTTCATCACCAATAGGTGCTGTCTTATTCTCAATGTGCCACCAGAATAACTTGATGCGTTCTACCAGCTGCGCTTGATACTCATCGTCTGCTTTGACTGTTACATATTCTGGATCTTGATTACCTCTGATTACAGAGAAGTAGCAGAACGGACATTCACTTATATAAAGATAATGCTGCAACTGCGGCATATAATATCGAGCTTTGTCCGATGCGCTCATCCATTCGTTTGAATGTTTTACCTCGATGAATGTATCAAGGTCATGTATCCACGCATCGAAGTGACCCTGCATATAAAAATATTTATTTGATTTCCATGTATCTTGGGGCATTGACCAGCTATAACCCAGCTTCTTCATGACCCATTCAATATGAAATTTCTCTGTATGTTTTCCAAGTTGGACTTGGAAATTGCCCGACAAATCTTCTGGTTGTTTGGCACCAGTCTTCTCAAGATAGAGATTGACCCAGTCGCCAGCCATAATACGCATGGCATCGGACCCACCGATGTATCCTATTCTATC